AACAAAGAGTGAATCTGTATCGCCATATACTACTGTTGCTGAGCAACGGGGATCTTTCGCATCTGAACCATAGAATTTCTCAATGGCTGCCTTAGCAAAGAGGATCTGTTTTCTGCCATATGCCGTTACTGAAGCTGCTAGATGCTGAAGACGCACCTTGAAAACACCTGAGCCAAGCTGGCCATAGAGGGAATTTGCTGTCAACTTATAAGCCAACTGCTCCGCATCGAGTAGTGCCTTTCTAAAAGGATCAGATTCCTTCTTAATCTCAGCGCGTTTTGCTGCTCTCGCTGCTAGCAAATTCTGAACAATCATTGGTAATGCGGCCTTCCTTGATCCAGGGTATTGCGCGTAGCGACATACACGCGTTCCAACCTTGATCTTTTTAGGATTCTTTCTTAGATCATCGGGATCAGGCTTCCAGATATCAAATGCGATATCAATCCATCTACATCCCATGGCCTCACCTGCCTTTTGGTATTTTTCAATGTTTCCATATGATGAAGTCTTAGCCTCGGTTCCATCCATATTATAATCTTTTGTCCAAAGCAGAGAATCATAACTGATATTTTCTGACTCAATTGTCGATGGGTATAGAGAAGCAAAGTCACAAACACCAATAGGACTCTTTGTATAGAACCCTGGGATTGGATCAAGAACAATGGCACCCTCATAAGAATCCTGAATCTCCTCTTCGCCTTCAATAGGCACATAGTTAAAAGGAGTGGAAGTCTGAGTGATAATCGTCATATTCGCAGAGTTACAGAATTTAAAGATGAGTGACTCGATCTTTACACCCTGGCCACGCGTAAAGATCATAGTTACAGGAACTGAGCATACATTTGCCATACACATGGCATTATTGAATGTCTCAAGTTTGTAATATAAGTCCATGGTTAGATCACAATCCTGAATACAGTATGCCGCAATGGTTGCTCTATCATGTGAATTTCCTCGGTGAAGTCTGAAGATATCGGCTGGACTTACATCATCCTTTACGATAACCCACTTGACCGCTAGATCAGTATCGAGTTCAGAGTCTGCCTCAGAAGGTGTGACACGCAAGAATCCATTACCAAGCTCAGTAATGGGTAACTTATCAGTCAGTTCGTCACCAGTCTCATCAATAAGAACAACTGCTCTGCCAACTCTGGCATTACCAGTGGCACTTGTCTTAATGTCCCAGGATCCATCATCATTCTTAATAACTGTCTTTAGTTTACCAGACATAAAGTATTTAGTAACTTCGTCTAGCTTATAAGAAGGCAACTGGTATCCACGCTTAACTACGTGATACAAGTCAACCTGAAGGCGTCCTTGAAGACTGAGGGTGTGTAGGAAGTTATCTCCAAGTGCCGATGAAGCAAGTCTCTTTTCCTGGAGTGAAACCTTACCACCATGACCAAAGAGACGACTCATCATTTGAAGACCCACATCATTCATGATCTGAAGGGCCTCGGCACGCTGCCAAAGATAGCGTTCATCAAAACCAAAGATGTTATATCCAACCCAAACATCAGGATTTGTCTCAACTAGCCAACTAAACCAGGCTAGAATCATTTGCTTTTCCGTTTTGAATGCCTTAACCTTCGCACCTGGAACTTCATCACATGTGTCTAGAACGAAGATTGTCTTTTCAATTGATCCATCAGATCCCTTTACGATACATCCGATCTGGATAATTGGATCACCCTCTCCCTTATTCGGCTTCGCAACTGGAAACTCACCTGACTTGGAATAACACTCCAAATCCCAAAATAGAGTTTTGAATGGAGCAGAAGGTTTAGGAGGAGATTTCTCTGGTGAAATATCCTCCCACTGGCATGTAAGCACACGAATTCCTGACTCCTCATCCGAAGACTCGATAGAATCCTCTACCTTTGCCCAACCACATGGCGCAATATCTCTAAGATGGAAGAATCTCAGAAGTGGATCGAGGCCTGACTCATAAACAGGAAGTGGAGCAGACTTCTTACTAATATTAAATATAGGCTCCTGATGATCATTTAGCAAGATATTCTTCAAATTCCTAAAATCCTTCATATTTGCGACAGCAAGTTTCAAGAATGTGAATTCCTCATCTGCTGTAAATCCATAGAGTTCCTTACGCTTTGTGCGCTCAATTGAAAGTGATACAGGTGCGCTAGAACCAAGCTGTTCGCGAAACTGATTAATATCAAGGGAGGGTGGCACCTTGACATATAGGAAAGGACGGAAACCTTCAACATCACATCTGAGCGACTCGCCGTCAGCGGTCATGCCAAATAGATGAATTACCATGGCACATTGTTTTTTATTCGTGTCAGTCTTACCATAGGAAATATCTGGATCAGAATCCCAGGTATACTCAATCTCTTGTTCATCTTCAGTCTCTCGCGTGACCTCCATATATTGGTCGCGCGATAGAGCATCTAGGATATGAAATACTACAGACATTAGTGTGCTAATTATATATAAATAGCCGGGGCCAATTTTATCAGTGGTGCTTTTTTCTTGTTAAACGGGGTTCTCTGAGTCTGAGTAATGCCTTAATAGAAGAGGCCTTGCTACGAAGAGCTTGTAGCATTTTACCACCCTTAACGATTTGTTCCTCTTTGCGAGGTTGTGAGATATTACGTGACTGTGATGAGATTAAATCAGCACCTACATCGGGTGGGTTTGATGCTAAGATCTGTGTTGGCATCATTATAGGCTTACTGTTTGTTGATAGATTCTGCGATGGTGTATTGAACGGGGACTTTAATTTATTCATTGTATTATTGAGCGATCTTGAATTCATTGTATTGTTTTTAACAGATGAATTAAGTGATCTTGAATTCATTGTATTATTTCTTAGTAACTTACCCATATTTGCCCTTGGAGGACTATTTCTAGGTATATTTTCCATAATAGGCTGTGTTGCCATGGCAGGTGGTGTTGCCATACCAGGTAATGTTGCCATAAGAGTTTCAGGTGACTTTATTGTAGGATTCTGTATAAGTTCAGAAAGCGTCTTCTTATCTTCAGATAGTGTATTATTACGGGGCATAGCATGCGTTAATGATCCATCCTTATCCTTAAAAGTAGCTGGCTTTCCATCTTTACCAACAAGAAGAAGTGTTGGGTAAAATTTAGGAGGTGTTTCAGCTAAACTTGTTTTTCTGAATGTCTGAGAATCGACGCGAGCAAGATTTACTGAACGATTCTTTAACTTTGTTAATGGAGACCATACTTCTTCATTAAATTGTTCACAAGGGCCACAGCCTTCTAGTTTTACAAAGACTACGGTAAGAGGTCCATTTACTATAGCCTTCTCAAGCATTTTTATAGATCCATCTGACCGGACATCTAAATTAGAGGCACGAGATTTACGAGTTCTACTCTTGGCCATATCTGTTTATAGCTTATAAAGTTTATAGACTGAAGATAGTAATGAAGTTCCCGAGCTGGTTTAATGAAAAACTTATTTCTATATTAGGCCTTTGTGTGATTGTATATATAATTTATGTTAACTTTACTGGTAATAAATCACAAGGATTCCAAGTAACTAATAATACAGTTCTCGATACTTCAACAAAAACGATGTTTCCTTACACAACAGAACCCATTAACAGCCTCGATCAGTATGAATTAGAGGCAGTATTTACTAATGAGGGAGATAGAGAGCTTAAGAAACAACAAATAAACCAAATGACACGCAGATATCCTCTTGACTGGACAAATTACCCACCAAATTCTAGTAAATTTCAATCTGAACAAGCTAAGTATATTGAGGGATTCTCTTCAGATTCATCTGCTCAAAATCTAAATGAACCTTACAAGGAAATTGGAGATGGCAATTTAACTCCTCCCGACACAATCGCTATTGAAAAGGAAGAAAGGGAAATATTACAGACATATGAGCCAAGAAAGTCAGGATCAGTGACAGCATATGACGTAAATGATGCTCAGAAACTTCTAGAAAATATATACAAGCCAAAAGGGTTGAAGCCAACGGTTGTTCGCAAGGAAGGTAATGTGTTTGAAGTTCTAAGCACCAGAAGTCTAAAGGATAAAATAGAATACGAGGATGATCTTCCAGATGCTAGCATTTCCTCTGGTTCTGGGCTTGGCGCAGGAGAAGCGGTTATCGAAGTTCCCCCAGTTGCAACTGAGATGGCGGCTGGCAGAGATCCGTTTTATGAACCTACCACAAGCACGCGCAGTTCCCGCACGGATTACATGCGCTGGACACCTGGTCTAGAACGCATGTTCGCCCCTACAAACCCTACATCCGACTGGATCGGACAACCTAAATAATCTTTCATCTATAGTATCTATGCCAATTTGGTTAGACTACAGAGAAAGAGGCCTTCAATGCCTGGCACCCACGTTACAAATTATAACTCCTCCTGTCGGCGATATTTGGATCGGTGACATGAGTGGTAACTTATTACAAGAAGGCGGTGTTATCATAGAACGCAAGAGCCTTACAGACTTTGAAGCAAGTATTATAGACGGGCGATATGAAGAACAACGTGGTCGCCTCTTAGCTTATGCGAATGAACAAAAAGTAGCTATTGGCTATATAATTGAGGGTAATACTACAGGATTTGTAGGTCGCCGATTTACAGGTGATTCCATTTTGAAACTTATTTCTCAGATTCAATTTAAGCATAGAATTCCAGTATTTCAGACAGCCTCTATCGATGCCACTATTAAGCTTGCTCAGATCATTGAAGGAGAATGGGTAAAGGCTAAAGGGGCATTTTCATGGCAATCAGGAGCAGGAAATGGTGCGACACCCATTGCTGCTTCATATACTAAATCTAATTCAAGAGATACACCTGAATCTTTTTTGATCGGTGTCTTAACACAATGTCGTGGTGTGAGTGAAACTCTAGCACGTATTATAATAGAAAATGTTAAAACACTAGAAGGACTAATGGAAAAAACTGAATCTCAACTAGCAGATATGACAGATGGAAAAAGGAAGGTTGGTAAAGCGGTTGCTAGTAGACTCTATGGTCTTCTTCATGTTCAGGTTTTAGAATGAATATGGATTCATCTCATATTTTTCGATCTTACAAGAATAAGCCTTCTCAAGTCGCTCAAAGCATACGTTCGCGTATGTGAAGAGCTCAACCAACTGAATATAGGTTTCATGGTAATACGGACCATTAGTCCGAACCGGATTAGTAATGAAATTTCGGAAGATGTCTGAAGATGCTTGATAGACCATCTGGTAAACATTTCGCTTAGCATTCTCCTTCCGTTGAGCCTTATCGCGACGCTGAAGTTCAAGTTTAATTTCGGATTCGGTAAGATCATTTAGTAAATACTTCACGCGCAAATCGTGATTATTAGGAATATATGCTTGAGTGTGGATGCCATATCTCATGTTGTTGTGAATTATCTTTTGATGATAATTTGTCAAAGCAACAAGGTAGGCGACTGGTGATTTAAGAGGTGTTTTAAGATCAGTAGGTTCCTGCCATGGTTCAATACAGATGGGTTCTGGAGCATCAGGTCTGCGAACATAGTATCTAGGAGGCCAAGGAAGATTCGCCTTTTGATGGCTCTTCCGAATATTGAAATTACGCCAACCATTATTAAGAATCCTGTATTCCTCACAAATAGTCTCATGAAAGCAAGCCATCAGAGCAGGTAAAATTGGCATTCCGCATTGCTGATCAGGGGCACGCGGTACATCTCCAGGAGCCCGTGGCATGCCACCATTGCGTCGCATAAACTCGTAGTAGTGAGGATTGTGTGTATGACCCTGCTCCTTAAGACCAGTCCGCCAACTAAATGTTGTCTGGCATTGTGTACACCACATTTGATCACATCCATCGATTTTAGAGATATTTGCTGCGCAAGTAGGACAAGGTCGTGCCTCGGCTGCGAGAGCCTTTACGCTTGCTACAGTATCTGCGTTACAGACATGAGCATCTTCAAGATTCTCATGACAGTGCTTACACACTTTAATAGAACACATAGGGCATGAAAAGTCCTCCGAAAGGAATCCTCGACAACCAGATGATGGACAAGCCTTTACAACTACCCTCTTTACTGAAGCAAGTTCTAATCCTTGACCGAATGGCCCAGGTAGACCTTTGCGCTCAATTACACCCTCCGCAAGGCGTCGCGTCTGCTTTGCGATTCGTCGTTGATCAGCAATCTTAGTTGTAGTTGGCAACTTAGATAGTCGAATGAGTTCGAGTGTCGTATCTCCTACAACAGTGCGTGCTACCCGAATAGCCGCGGCATATTGCTGTGTATCAGGAAGCCGCGCCTTTTCAATGTCTAGAAGAAGATTCTCGCGATAAACCTTGTATTCCTTTGTGCGCCACGTAACACTTGTGTTGTCAAGGACGAAGTCATCAGTGACAGGTGTTCGGCAATGCATACAAGAGGCTGATAGAGGAGAATTCAGAAGGTATTTTTGAAAACAAGGCTTACAGGAAGATCCTGAGCATTTGGCACAGCTAATAAGAGGTCGCGATTGGTCACAGACTACACATGCCATCTTAGGTGCCTAGTTGCCTATACCAATAAAAATCAATTTTACTAAGCAATATTACTTCCAAAATAAGGATATGTACCAGATTTAGGTAAACCAGAATAGAGAAACATATTTCCAACAAAGAGTGTTGGTTGCATATTATTGTGAGCAACGGACGATCCATTTGTTGCTGTTGTGAATGTATGAGTGTGGCCTGGATCACTTAATGATAAAGCAGTTACAGGTGCATATAAATCTGGTTCCGCACCATCGTTTACAGTAGAATTCATTGTATTAATTCCATCTTGTTTAATAAGACCATAGCCAGGCGGACCATTGGCATTATGAGTAATACCAGTTGTGCGCGTGTCAGTTGTGCCTGTGTGACCGTGAATTGGCATTTCTGAAACAGTAAGGACATGTGTCTCTTCACCAGTAGAAGCACCCTTATTACGAGCTGTAAGACCAGGCCCGGAACCTACAACGCCAAGAACACGGCCAGCAGGATTAGGCAAATTAAAAAAATATACACCATCACCACCATAAACATTTCCAATTACATTAAAAAGAATTTTGTAATCTGCTATAAGTAATGATCTACCATTACATAACATCCAACCCATGTGATCAACATTTACCATGGACAACTTTGTATCACCAACTGTATGTTTTTCAGTGGCACTTGGAGCCATAAATTTTCTTAAAACTGAACTCATTCTAAATATAATATTATATTTTCCATAAATCATCTAATACATTCCCTAATGGATCGGTTGTATCCGAAAATCTGACACTTTGTTTAAGTTTCGCATAAGGTGAAGGCCTTTCCATTGTCTCAACGAATCCAGCAGGTGGAGTATAATCAGCTGCTCTTAAAATTGGACCAGCATTTGGTGTAGATGTTGCTGCTTGTTGTAAGGAAACGGCTGAAGCGCCCTTTCTCTTTTCTGGACCAGCCATCTTTGGTGGAATCATAGACTGAACAATTGGATTTTTTTCCATTAGATACTGTCTTTCATGATGCGCCCAAGAGATCCACAGTAAATTTGGAAATGTATATCTTACTTCATATCCTTGAAAACGAAGTTGATAGACAATATAGACAATACAATCTTTTAAATCTAAGGATGGCAATCCTAGAACAAATGGCGGAACATTATAATAAACAAATGTAGGTTGATTTGGAGCTGTGACACAATGTGCTACCTTTTGAAGGGCTTGTTCGAGGATTTGATTATACGCACGTTGCCGGGCTTGATCTTTTTTTAATCTTACGTCAAATAAGGTAGAGGCAGGCAGTTGCGGCACCCCTGACATTTCTATACATATAAGATCCTTTCATAAGATTAAATCTCCGCTTAAATTAATTATAATACGAATACATAAATGATACCGCCAAGACACTTGGTGTTAAGTGGCGGTGGTATAAAAGTAATTTCTATTGTAGGATCACTAAAAGTTCTAGAAGAGAAAGGTTTCTTAAAAAAAATAAGAAGTATATCAGGTGTTAGTGCCGGCGCGTGGCTAGCCTTTATGGTTTCAATGGGTCTAAGTATATCAATTATTGAAAAACTTATTCTTGATTTAGATTTTAGTGTAATCCGAAATATTACAGCGGATGCCTTTCTAGGATTTCCAGAAACATATGGAATTGATGACGGTGCGAATCTCATTAAAATCTTAGAATCTATAATGCGTGTTGCTATGAAGCTTGATCCAGGGACCACATTTGCGGATCTTCATTCAAAAAAGATAATATTCCGTTGCTGGGCAACTGATTTGAATACTCATTCACTTCGTGAATTTTCTTATAAAACAAGTCCAAGTGTAAAAATAATAGATGCCCTCCATGCGTCTATGTCAGTTCCATTGTATTTTACACCGGTCATTGATCCAGTAACTGGACATTATCTTACAGATGGTGGTGTTCAAGGAGCACTTCCAATACGTCAATTAACAGACGATGAATGTGAACATTCACTTGCGATAGGATTTTCTAGCAAATTAAGTAGTGGAAAACCCAGTGATTTAATAGGATTCATATATTCAGTTATTTCTTCCTTAATACATTCACGAAATGATGATGTAGTAAGTAAGTGGAATCATAAGATTATAAGAATTCCCGTAGACGATTTCTCGTCATTAAATTTTGAGATTAGCCGGGAAGAACGTATATTATTAATAAAAAGGGGTTCTGAATCAAGTCGTGAGTGGCTCGAAAGTAATTCTTGTGGTGCTAGAAAGATTCTTAGGAGGCATTCTGTCCAATGAAATCAGTGATCGCAGGAATGGTTCTATCTCCCTTATATTCAAGGGTGTTTCCATCTGCTGTGACTAAAACAAATGTGGGGAACCCCTTTACATTGTTTGCCTCGAGTTCAGGAGCCGCTGAAGGATCACCTTGTTCAAGCATGCGAATCTTAGTCTTCTTTCCATTCTGAACTATTTGTCCTGAAGCAGCAAATGCCTTATACTCAGGAAGGATTGACTCACAGTGAGGGCATCCATTCATATAGTAAAGTGTAAACACATTTGTCTTCTGGCCTAGATCAGTAAAGGCATCCATTATAAGACCTCTTCCAGCCATTAGAACTGATATGTAAGCGAGAACTAGGAAAACAATTGCGACGACAAGGATTATGCGAAGATTTGTCATTTCTAACATATACCGAGAAAACCTAAACACAAAATACATAGTTAATTAGATGAGATGGGTTTCAGGATTACGTTCTAACATATTATATACTATATCCAAAAGACCCCTTGATCCTAGATGGTCAAATGCTGATATTCATAAAATGCTTGGTCTATGTGCTAATGGACAGAGTCTCGGATGGACTGAAGATAGAGCCTTCCAAGTGGCGGAAGCGATTATATTTAGATCAAAAAATCACGGAATTTCTTGGCCTAATGATAATTTAAATAATGATATATTAGACATCACGGGGGAACAACATGAGTCCGAGTAAGACTAAAAAGAATATGCCAGTATGTAAGAAAAGACCCATGGGGGTAGGACATCCACCAGTTGCGATTGTAACTAGACTTCCAAAAAGCATCTGAGTAACCTTAAATGTTTCTGGATTTGCGATTAAAAAAAATACAAGAGCACTGTAAAAAGAATACTTAGCCTTTAATCCTATGGGTAAATAGCCGGATGACATTTAGCTACTAGATAAATACATATAATTTTTTGAAGGCAAGACTCTAAGTATTTCTGCCCTGATCATAACAGGTATCCATTCTTCATTTGTATTAGATAAAGCCATTTTGAACAATGGTTTAATACGGTCAATTGCTCCTTCATCATTTACAAAGACATCTTCTATTTCTTCAGGAGACATCATACCAATCGTATCACGCGCTTCCTCTAAAGGATCTTCATCGGCATATTCATCTATATACCTATGAATTGGTTCTGTTAACTTATATATAGGTGCTGGCTCGGCTGGAGGAAGCATCTTTTGGTATTCAGGTTCTAAATCATTATATGCCTTCATCATATTTTCCCAGGCATATTGTTCAGCCATAACTGGAATTATATCATCAGGTCCAACGGCAACATCATCTCTTGACCCACCTTTTATATACTTATATGGTTTTCCAGTATATGGATCGATTTTTTTCTTCAAATCTAACTTAGGCCCTGGTGGTAATTGTTTTGGAGATAAACTTCCTTTGAATAATTGATCTTTTCCAATGTTTGTATTCCACGCCGATCCATCTGGTCCAGAACTGTTCCATCCAGATGTATTCTTTAGCTTAGCCTTTGGCTTAACTGGTACTGGATCGGATCTTGAATAGTTAATATCAACACTTGGTGTAGGATACTTATCACCGTATATATATTTTCCACGTAACTCTCTTGCTGTAGTAGCAGGAGGAGGTGTTGGAGCAATAATAGGCTGTTTAGGGGCTGGAGGTTGCTCCTTAAGGAATGGAACAAAAGGTTTTGGCGCTGGAGCAGGAGGTTGTTCCTTAAGGAATGGAACAAAAGGTTTTGGCGCTGGAGGTTGTTCCTTAAGGAATGGAACAAAGGGTGCTGGAGCAGGCTGTGGCGCTGGAGCAGGTTTTGGTGCTGGAGGTTGTTCCTTAAGAAATGGAACAAAAGGTACTGGAGCAGGCTGTGGCGCTGGAGCAGGTTTTGCTGCTGGTTGTTTTTCAAAACATTTCTTCCAGCAAGTATACTTATTTTCTAATTCGATCAAGTATTCTCCAAGTGTATCAATAGCGTCATCAATTGATATCATACCCCTTTGATATGCTATACGAGGTTCATTATTATCATATACATCTGAAATATTTCCATTTAATTTCTCAAATACATCAGTTCCACGCATAGCATCACCATTTGCATCTATAGCAGGAAGTTTCATATTTTCAAGAGGAATTGATAGACGATCAAACATTGATCGCACATGTCCAATAATCTGTTTGTATAATTCCTGTCTGGCAGATTTAACAGCATCTTGAATAAATGGTTTACAGCTTTCAGCATTTGGCACTAAGGCGTCTATTAATGTCTTTACATCAAGCTGTTCTTCTGAATTTAATCCAGATAAATCGACCTTATTTAATTCTTCTTTAATTTTGTCTGTCTCTATTCCAGACTTTAGGATCGATGCTATTTGTTTTATAATAGATTTCATATCAACTAGATTCGATTCAGGGGCAGATTGAACTTGTACTGGTTCAGGGACAGCTGGTTCTACTGTTGTAGTTGAAGCACTTGCAACTTTTTTCTCAAGTTCATCTACAATTTGTTTAAATAAAGCAAAGGCTTTTCCGATCTTATTTATAGCAGCAGTAGTATCCTTAGATTTATAGTCAGTATGCGCACCCTTAATATTATCTATAATACCGCTTATTAAAACTGGATCTTTTATAAATTCTAAGTAAGGCTTTAGTATAGATTCAACATCAACATCTTCTATAGTGGAAACCTCAGCTAAATCCTTCTTAGCTTTAGCAAGTTCAGCTAATGCTGCTTCAAGGGCTTCATTACACTTAGTAGCATCAGCTAAAGCTGCTTCAAGGGCTGCTTTTAATCTATTAATCTCATCGTCCTTTCCCGCTGATTTAGCAAGTTCTGCATTAATTCTAGCAATTTCTTCTAAGGCCCTCTGGAGATCGGCTCTTAGCGTATCCAGTTCATCAGATGATCCAATTGGTTTATCTATTTTTCCATAAATATCAGGGAATAACTTAGAAAGTAAATTAAATAAATCAACAACACTATGTGCCATAGCGCGAACACCATCATGATCCTTTTTAAATGGACCCATGTCAGTTAATTCAGTCAATAATTCAGAAACTTCTTGTTTTATAGTAGGATACTTACTGAATATATTTTGTATATCAAGTTCCATACCACTGTCACCCGTTTTATACATTAAATAAAATATCTTAGGTAAGACTGAATAATATAATACTCTATTATCTGTTACTGTAGGTCTAATACAATTTGGCTGATTTGGTCCTTTCTTTAGCAATGATAAGTATAAAATTATACGGTTAACTTGTATTGTAGAAGCATCTTCCACAGTTGTTTCAGGATTCATCTTAACCTGATGTTCCATAAAGCCTTTATAATTTGTAAAAGCTTCTATTAATAAATCAATATCTGGTTTATCACATGGAACTCTAAACTTGCCCTCCTCTGGTTCAGATATCATATTACGTTTCATGGCATGTGTTATTTTCCAATATTTGATCATAATACGTTTCATGTCTGGAAGACGACCAATATCTGGAGAAAAACGTTCACTAAATTCATTTATACCCTTGAAACCTAGACCCCCAGTTATAATATCATGCTTGATACCTGATACTTCGAATACAGCATCACCGATCTTTTCTTCACCAAATCTTACAAATGTAGCACCAGTTAATGGAATTTCTGGTTCTGGCTTAGGTTCTTCTGGTTCTGGCTTAGGTTCTTCTGGTTCTGGCTTAGGTTTCTCTGGTTTTGGTTCCTCTGGATTAGGTAAATTAGTTTGTGAATTCGCATTTACCTTTTCTGGTTTAGTTAGTTCAACTGATTCAGTTAGATGGGGTTCAGTTACCGCAGGTTCAGTTACCGCAGGTTCAGTTACCTCAGGTTCAGTTACCTCAGGTTCAGTTACCTCTACTTCATTTTCAGGTTCATTCGTTTGAGAATCAGAATTAGTCACAGGTATATTAATATTAAATTTAAGCGGAGATTCAGGGCGATCATTTACATTATTGCGTTCTGTTAATATATCATAATCATTACTTTGTGTAGTAGGGCTTACTAAATTTCCTGGTATTCTGAGAGGTGATTCTGGCTTATCATTCGCATTGTTGCGAATTTTACTCATATTAGGAATCTTAGGCGTCGCCATTATCTATCTAAACCCACAGAACATTTATAATATAGATGGCAGACGCTTTGACGAAGACTTTTAATCCATGGAATCTTAAAAATAAAGACATAACGACGCAAGATGTTGAAAGCATCATGCATCGTTATGGATGCCCAGGCTTCAAAGTAAAGGAACTAAAATGGTTCGCACAAGCATGTGTTCATAAATCATATGTTGATCGCCCTGATATCTGGGCTGAACAGTCGGGAGAACAAATGGTAGTCGCTGAAAAGCCTGAAGGTTGTTTAGCTCTTAAGCTAAAAGATAATGAAGAACTCGAATTCGCAGGAGATTCTGTTCTATCAGCAATTGTCGGAAAGTATCTAAAAATGAGATATCCAGGTGAAGGTGAAGGGTTTCTAACAAGTCTTAGAACACAGATCGTAAATAACAATATGCTAGGAGAACTAGCTAAAAAAATGGGATTTGCTCCATTTTTGATCCTAAGTCGACACGTTGAAGAAGTATGTGACGGTAGACAGAATCTTCGCATTCTAGGGTCGATGCTTGAAGCATGGATTGATGCGACAATGGAGCATGAAGGAAATGAAGGTACTGCTTATGATATGGCACGTAAGTTTTTTATTTCCATCATGGAGAAACATATTAACTTTTCAAAACTTATCGCTGAGGATAATAATTTCAAGGATCAGCTTCTAAGATATTTCCAGGCACAGTTTCACCAGCCTCCTCGCTATAAGGAAGTTAAGGTGGACGGTCCACCTCATGACCGAGTATTTACAATGGGCGTCTTAGATCCAGCTGGTAATGTCATCGCAACAAGTAAGGCTCGTAATAAAAAAGTGGCAGAACAAGAGGCCAGTCGACTCGCGTTAGAGGTATACACTAAGAAAACATAAGGACCAAAATAGATGGAAACGGCCAGCCCGCCAAAGTTTATGCCTTTCAAGAAAACAAGGGTTGTCCTCTCATTGGAAAGCACTCCAACACCCGCAGAACAGCAACATGATATAACTGCTATTGTAAAAACAAGGTTTCCTAGGATTCCTAAAGCTGCTTATATAGATGGTGAATACATCGATGATGAAGTAGAATATGCAGGGCCTGAAATGTTTGCTAAGAAGGCATCTAAGCAGAATGTAAAAGAGGCATTACCGGGAATACCAGGACTTCCTGCCTTCGATAGAAGGCCAAAGAAAACCGCTGCCCCGGCTGCTCCTAAATTATACTCCAGAATGGATGTCATGTCAAGAGATTTACAAGCTGCTGAAATTGGAAAATTATCTATGGGCCTTCAGGAATTGGCAAAAAATCTTCTAAAGGTTGAAACAACTGATCCTTATATAATTAAGTCAATTAACACATTCGTTCCACTATCAAGACGTGGATTTGGAACATTCTTATTTAATAAATATGGACCCATTTATCCAAAGGGGACTCAAAAGGATCTTGATGTTGCCACGTGTGCGGCTAAGGGTGATGAAGGTGTTAAGGATGTAAAAATCTATCACTACCAGGCATTTATCAGAGAGTATTTACGATTCGAAACACCTTATCGGGGTCTTCTCGTATATCATGGCCTTGGCAGCGGTAAGACATGTTCCGCTATCGCAGCGGCAGAAGCACTATTTGGAACTCGTGGCATGAAGATCGTTGTAATGACACCCTTCAGTTTGCGTGATAATTTTATCAGTGAGATTAACTTTTGTGGATTCAAGCACTTCAGATTACAAAATCATTGGACATCTTTATCTTTGAAGGCTGGATCAAGCCCCGATCCTCAGATGGTTAAGATGTTTGCTCAAAATGTATATGGAATTCCTGAATCGTATTTTACAAAACGTTCAAAGGGGCGTGCTGATCTTAATAAGATCTGGATCCCAGATTTTGAACAAAAGCCAAACTTTGACTCACTCAGTCCAGAAGACAAGGATGAGATTAAGACACAGTTAAAGGTGACAATTGAAAATCGCATAAAGTTCATTAATTACAACGGTATTACTGCTCGTGAATTAAAGACAATGGTATGTTCCATACCTGATATATTCGATAACGCTGTAATTGTTGTAGATGAAATCCATAACTTAATCCGCCTTATACAAGGGACACTAGAGCCATATTTCAGTAATCCTACTGGTCGTAGACGTGCGATCCCCCTAGAAAAGTTGTCGGTAGAAAGGGAGAATTTACCCCTCTGTGGAATGAGCATGGGATACATGAGAGGATACTTATTCTACCGACTCTTTATGAATGCCAAGAATTCAAAGATTATAGGATTATCTGGAACACCACTCATTAACTTCCCTGAAGAACTTGGTATATTATCTAATATCCTACATGGTGCCATTTTTTCCATTTCATTCAATGTAGTCATTGAAGGTGGCCGTGATGTCTTGCCATTGATCGGCAAGGCTGTATCAGATAATGAAGATTTAGATACATTCCATTATACTATTTCTGAAGGTAATGCTGAGATTACTCTGACACGATTACCTGAACAGTTCGTGAAGATCTTTTCTGATGATAAACAACTGCTAGGAATAAGACGGCGTGATCCTTCTAAGGTTATCCCTACACTTGCTCAAGTATGGCTTTCTTTAGAGGCGGTTCTAAAATCTCAGAATATCCAGGTTAGAGGAAAGGCTGTAACTGAGGCTAAAGAATTACTCCCATCATGGGATACACCGTTCCGTGGCGCCTTCTTACAGGAAGATGGAATCACGTTAAAGAATGAATCTGTCTTGAAAAAACGTATTCGCGGCTTAGTCTCATATTACAGAGGTATCCAGGGTGATGTTATGCCTAAGGTTACACGTGATGAAGTAGTAGGTATTCCTCTTACTGGTTATTCTTTGAAGGTATATAATAAATTAAGAAATGAGGAGATTCAAATTGAAATGAGAAAGCCCAAGGCTGCTGGAACATCTGGAGATGCTGTTTGGGCTGAAATTGGTGAGATTGCTTCAATGAAATCTGCCTCAAATTATCGTATGAGCAGTCGTCAAGCATGTAATTTCGCCTTCCCTGAAGGCGTTACTAGACCCAGACCTCGTAATTTGGAAGATCAAGATGCTGAGACAGGTAAGGATAGAGATGTAATAATTGAGGCTGATGTGGAAGATGGTGTTGCTGGTAAGGATGAAGAGGATTCTAAATCAGTAAATGACGATGATGAAGCCAAGATTGCCGCAGGTGTTAAATCTGAAACAAAAATATTATCCCCAAAGAATGCTAGAGCAGCATATGTTGCCGCTTTGAAGTCATCGAAGGATAAACTTAGATCAATGGGCAAGACACATTTACAATTAGATGGACCTCCAGAAAGAAATCTTGCCAGATATTCACCAAAGTTCTCAGCCATGTTGAAGAATATTAATGATTTACCTGGAAGCAGCTTAGTCTATTCTAACTTCTTAGAAATGGAAGGTATTGGTATCTTTGGAATTTGTATGGAGGCAAATGGATACGAGCCAATTCAGATTATACCTGGAGCAGATGGTAAACTTAAATTTAGCGATCGCACTATCAATTCTTTGGCAAAGGGCCCCAAGGTCAAAGAAAATCGTTATATTGAATTCACAGGAACTGGATCAAAGGAACAGCGTGGTGCCGCAGTAGATGTATTTAATGCTCGTCTTGATAAACTATCACCTGCTCTTCAGAAAGTTCTTAAGGATGCTGGTTGGTCTGATAATTTTAACGGTGGACTCTGCCGCGCATTCTGTATTACGTCTGCTGGTGCCGAAGGTCTGTCATTAAAATGTGTTCGTGGAGTTCATATTATGGAACCATATTGGAATACCGTAAGAACACAGCAGGTAAAGGGCCGTGCTGTTCGTATCTGCTCACATATGGATTTACCGAAGGATCAGCAAAATGTGGAAATCTTTACATACTGTACAATAATTCCAGATGAGGCAATTTTGGCACAGGCTATAGACAAGACACTTGAACGCAGTGACGCATACTCAGCCAAAGACGCAGAAGCGCTCGGCGTGCCAATTCCAAAACCTCTTGATCCTGAAATAAAAATCTCAAGCGATATGTTTTTTAAGGTCGAAGAAAAGCCAGAAGCTCCTATAGTTCAAGAAGATGATAGTGGCCCAATTAGATTCTTTTACAAACTTCAGAATAATTATCGCGGGTTTTCTAACTATGCTCCTTCACCTGTAACAATCGATGGAAAGCGCTACCCAAGTGTAGAACATTATTTCCAGGCAATGAAATTTCCAAGTGATATAGCATGGCAGGAGGCGATTCGTGTAGCCCCTACACCAGATAAGGCCAGGCAACTTGGATCACAACCAGATCATGTAGTTAGAGCCGATTGGGAGTCACAGAGAGAATCTATCATGATAACTGGATTACGCGCGAAGTTCCAGCAGAACTCTGGTCTTCTAGAATTATTGAAGTCAACAGGAAATAGAAAACTCATTGAAGCTTCAACTGATTCATACTGGGGTGAGGGTCGCACAGGAAAGGGTAAGAATCGTATGGGTGAATTACTATCACAAGTAAGAACTGAGCTACAGGAATATATTCCTGAAACGGTTGAAGCTGCTGAGGCTGCTGAAGCAGCAGTTCCTGAAGATTTCTTTGAAGGAGAAGATTTAGCTGAGCCTTTGGCTGAGCCTTTAGCTGAGCCTTTAGCTGAGCCTTTAGCTGATCAAGCGCCAGTCGTTGCTAAAGCCCTTTCTCCTACGCGTAGATTATTACAATCTAAGCCAAAACAGGGTGGTGATCCAGGTGACGACAGATCAATCATATTAACAAGTGATCAAAAGGTTCTATTAATCAGTTTAAGAAAAGAAAAAGTTATCAGTTCTCTCCAGACACTCATGAAATCTGTAGCCGTCGATTGTCGTATTAATTTTAAGGATAACAATGACGGCACATATAAATGTATGGGATTAGGTAATTCAATTGGCGATTTTGCATACCATCCTGATCTACAGAAAGATATTCAAGAAACTGAGGCCAAATTTAAGACTGCGATGTTAGCAGATAAACCAGAATCAGAACCACTACCAGCACCACCTGCTGAAATTAGTTACAAGGGGACAATGTATTATGTTACAATAAAAGAAAATACAGAAGGTATTCCAATTGGATATACTTTATACAAGTTAGACGATCCTGAATTAATCAATCCTATAGGATTTGTAAAGATGAATACTGAGACTGGAGCACCAGTCGGTGATATTTTACCCGTGGAATAATTTATTATGGCAAGTATCCCCAATCAGCCCTAGATTCTCTGTAAAGATTTCCCTCTTGTAATTTATAATCAAAGAGGTGAATCCAGAATAAATCAAATGCCATGTTTTCAGATTGAATCTTAAAATATGTAGGTTCTTCAGAAAGCATATCTGGTAATTTAATATTACTTGATTGTTTTAATATTTTCATAACATCCGCATTTTTTTGTAGATCCGCGACCTTGGCCGCTCCAATATTTACAGATTCTAATGTAAGAGGATTCACCTCATCCTTCCTATTCATATTTAATGTTACCAAGTATGGATATCCTCTTTGTAATATAGGACCGTCTGTGGTTATTTGGTTCCCATTAAAAGTTCCTATATTTAGAGATACAAATCCATTACCAAGGCCACGCATATGTAATGTTGGAGATCGAGCTGCCCCCCATAGAGAAAGAGGTTTCGCTATCTTACCTGGATCTACATTAGATTGTATAGTTAGTAGTAAGGTAAGTGTAATAAATGAATTAAGTCGAAATGAGAATTTAGATCGTATGGCACATTTTCCATTTGGAAAACTAAAGTAATTCTTCTTTAATGGAAATTGTATTTGATTTAGACTTTCTCCGCGATATTGTAAGGAAGGTCCACCCCATCCATCATTTTCCCATTTCATTTTAAATCCACTGAGTCTCTTATCACAAAAAGGATAATCACACCCCCATAGTTGAGGAGATTTCTCAATCTCAAATGATATCATTGGCGCAAATGGTTCTTGTGTCATTTGTAAGTGTGTATAAGGAAGCTCCTTGATTCCTGGTCCAAATTCATCAGATAAAACTTCTAACTTATAGTAAGCTTGACCCTTGGCATAATATAAAAATCCATATAATCTATTGACATCTGGAGTTAATTGAATATTACTACTTTCTAAAGTAACATTTCCTCCGTTATGAAGAGATGCTAGTTCATTTGTAGTATTTAGTGACTTATTATTAAATACCTGTGTTATAGAATTATTAAAATATAAAGAGAACCCATTTAATGAACTAATTCTATATTTGGCAGTCGTAAGTTTATTTGACACAATACTTGTAAAAAATATGACTGATCCAGATTCTGAAATATTAGTATTTAAAAATGGTATTGATGGACGTATACGTCTTCCTAGAAATGTGGTGGGCTTTGTGATATCAGTATGGTGAGTAAACCAAAAAAGTTCTACACCATTCTGAGGTTCTATGGCAAATGATTCTTTAGGAATTCCTATACCATAAAACTGTTTCATGGCATTTTCTTTCACCGTCAAATTTGATGAAAGAGTTTGCGTAATTATATTCTGAATTGTTTCTTTTACATATATCCACTGTTTCAATGAATTCCAGAATGCTATATTTTCATTTGATGGATAAAGTGTTCCAGTCTCCTGACCTCCTTGTCTAATAAACTCCCCCTGGAGACATTTTAATTGAAATGGACCCTTCGTAGAATCATGAAGTTCTGTACAGAAATCATATTGATCAACTGGACCCTTAAAATATATATCTCTTACTGGCACCTCTAATTTACCATGAGTCTGTCCAGGGCTGATCGCAGTCATTAAGACATTATTTTTTTCTCTAAAATCATTTCTGTTGAATCCTATAACAGCACGTTCCTTATAATCCTGGAAGATAGGATTAGGTTTTGAAACATTTACAAATGTCGTTTTCACCTGTTCATACAGATCTGAAAACATTACTGTCGTAGAATAGAATTTATATTAAGATTAATTAACTTTAACAATCTGTTTAGCATCAGTTTTTAATGCCCCACTTCTCCATATTACATTAGAGTTTGAGTCTAATAAGGCAATACGATAGCCTGCCAATCTATCCTGGCAACAGTCACCACGGTTATATACAACTACTGATGTTACTGTTTGTGGTGAATCAAGTGTAACCTGCCAGAAAGCTCCCCCACCTGCGCTATGAGAATTTCCAGGGAAATTTCTAGCACTTTCATTTCCATCAACAGCATTTTTTGTTGGAGCACCACCCCATTCAGGTGATCCGGTTGTAGGTCTACGCACTGATATATTTTCACCATTTTGATTAAAAACAACTAATTGTGAAAAATTTAACCATGATGATCCCTCACTAATAGCTTCTATCTTTACAAACTTTACATTTGGTAAACCATCATTCACTTCTTTTCATAATAGTCGATATGTTGATTTGGTCCTGTTCTATAGGTCTTAGTATTTGAAGCTTTTAAGCAACATCCAGCAGTTGATGTTGGGACTTTACCTACGCGTCCACCTCGCCAAAGGCCATATTTATCATAATTAAATCCAGTACAATTGGGATTATCATCACATTTTGATTTACATTGATCTACCGGCATACCAACATCACAAAAAATATTATCATCACTATTCAAATCAGTATTAATTCGCTTTGTATATCCTGAGTAATCTATAACTTTTAGTACTGGTGGCGGTGGTATTGGTTGTGTGCTATATATATGCTGATTACAGCCTCCTCCTAGGGGTGGGCAATTAGAAGCCTCTCCCATTTTATCCCAATCAGTATTATTACCAGCCCAACATTCCCCATAGAATTGATTGCCGAATGTATTATATCCATAAGAAATTGCTTGAGCCTTACATTGTTCAATCGAACTTACATTATTTAATCTATTTGGTAAACCTCTACCTTGATAACAATCATTATAACATCCTCTATATGTATATGATGGTTGTGGAGGATTTCCCATTGTATAACCATTGGCAGCAGCCCATTTATCTAACATAACATTATCATCATCAGAAACACAACCAACCTTTGTAAATCCAGGTGGAACTGGAAGAGGTCTATCGCAAGAAAGTACAACGTTCTTATCTTTCCAAGCGATCTCAGGACCATATGGTAGAGCATTGCGCTTGTTTTGCATCTTGATTCCATAAAACATCATCATAGCTTCCTCTTGTGTTTTACGATCAGTTGATTGTGTTGCGGCAAGAATTTGCTGTGCCTTCGCCTTAACTCCACTCCATGTAGACAAGGAATTCCATTGCGACATTGTTGACTGGCTGGGATAAGATGTGCCCGCCTTCTGTCCACCAGATCTTAGGAATGCCTTTTGTAAGCAATCTAGAGTAAAGGGGGCAGTATCTGTATCTTTTATCTCAGCGCAGAAGTCAAATTCGTCAATAACCCCTTTATTTAAGCAAAGATCACGGGCGGCAAATTGTAAACCATCATTCGCCCCTGATGTAGCCTGATCCTGAACTTTCTTAAAATCATTAAGGGCATCAGATATAGTAATTTTTCCAGATCTTAATCCAGTTGAATTCAAGGGCATTGTCGCTCTTTCTTGATATACAGTATACGCCTGTTGTTGACTTAGGGAACTCGTGTAATCATTATCACTACCCGCTCTTAAGGCTTGAAATAGTGTCCCCTGATCAGAACAACCAGCAGCAATTACTTTTTGTAATAAGCAATTACGAGGTAAGGCACCATTCGCTAAAGGTGTACATACTTCGCCGGGTGCTCTAGGTGCTGTAGGATCAGGATTAGAGATAGGCGGTGGTGCCGGGCACTGAGATCCTTTTGTAACAAGTTGAGAAGGAGAACATGCTGTATTAGAATTATAAGGATATGCGATTTGACCATTGACAATTGGAATAGCTTTTCCAGATGTCGTACACCATCCACAGCGTTGTTTATATATTGAAGAATCAATATCTGGACATCCTTGGACATTTTTACATATAGAATTATGGAATTTCTCCTTAGCCTTATCGAGATTCCATGTCCATGTCCCTGTAGCATTACTTATAAATGGTCCTTCTGAATTACCATAGGCTCCGCGTCCATTTTCGGGATTAGTATTATTATAAACCCATCCACACCTTAGACGACTTTGTGTATCCTCAGAAGATGCTAAAGAGGATAAGTGATCAAATTGATCACCATTACCAACTGATTCACAATATGCTTGCTTCAGAGATAAACCATTTGATTCATTCTTACCATTTGATTCATTCTTATTAATCCAGGCGTTGTTAAGAACGGATTCCTTATTCTTATTTCTAACATTCATAGTTCCTGTTATTTTTTGTAAATCGAGTGTTCGATCATTGCTGTAAATCATATTCGGCAATGTCTCTGAGAAAAATGTTTTTATATTACGTGTGCCGGCAGATATAGGATCACCAGGGTAGTTTGCTAAATTAAAAAATCCTTCTTTAAGGCCGCTGGTCATACTATTCTATCCAGGATAAAATTAGGAAATAAGTCTACTAATTTTATTATACAATTGTAAGAAATCTTAATTAGGTGATAGATCCATATAAAAAATATTATCTTGTGAACTTACGCCAATAATCATAGTATCGCATATTGCAACTTGTTTTAACCGACCAGATACCTTTACCCAATTAGAATTATTCCAAGCAAATATTTCACCATCTGAACCATTATCCGCAATACACACAATACGTTTTCCATTAACAGATACAGCCACACTTTTTACATTCATACCAGCTGGTTTGGGTTTTATTTCCCAGGCATTGTTAGTCCATCTGAATATATTACCATTATCTTGAACACACCAGAGTTCACCTGTTCCAATAGATAACATCTTAGCAGCACCAGCTATAGAACTCCAGTTGGCAGTATTCGATCCATCTTTTCTCCAGAAACCAAAGTTACCCCACTGTGTTGAATTTGTTCCAACAACCCATGTAGTTCCATCTGGAGCAGCACCTGTCCAACGAGCCCCTCCTGGAATATTTACCCATCCTCCATGTCCATCACCTCTGTAAATATAGGTTCCTCTATTTGCTCCAACAATAGTATCAGCACCTTGTGCCGCGATCTGAACAAGAGATCCAGGTAGATTTTGCCAACCTGAGTTTTTATTGTCTCTGCGCCAAATCTGGTCTCCTGAATTTACTCCAAATATTACACCTGTATCACTTATAGAAATATCTGTTAATGCACCATCCATTTGCTTCCAATTACTACTATCTTTTAAGACTTCAATCCAATTTGTCTCTTTAACATTAGAATTACCTAAAAGCTGTAAACATAGATTTTCAACCTTTGCCTGGCCAGCATCATACCAAGGATCACATCCATATACCTTTACACTACCACTATATCTGTATGTAGGTTGTGTTAATCTATATACATTAGAATCAATTGACAAGGTTACAGATGTACCTACACATTCTAAGGAAATGTGAGATCTTCTACCTACTGAGCAGCCTGCCTGATTATCAAAGCCCCAATTGTGATCCCCATTGGCATCTCCAATTCTAACATGTAGCCCCATTCCACCTGGAACAAACCAGATTCCAGGAGTTCTGCGACCAAAGGCGCCATAATCATTATTATCTGATGTAAAGTGAATGATAGACCCCCAATTTCCAGTAAGTCCAGTAGGTGTTAAATCAAAATCTAACTTATAATCCTGAGTCATTGCTAAGCCATCCTTTAGCACGTTACCCTTGACAGGTGTATACGAAGAAGGTAATCCAGCAGAATTATTACATACAAATACACTTTCAGGCCTGGGTGCGAATTTGATATCTCCATAACACTGCTTGAAATATGGAGCAAGTTGATCATCGGAAGCTGCTTGGGCATTTGCTGCTCTGTGTAAATCTGCCATGACACGTTTAATATTATTAACACCGCCCTGCTTTTGCCAATAAGCAATAATATCCTTTTTTATTTGACCGTTCGCATCAGTTGGGGATAATGTACCTTTAGCTTGGCATGAACGAGAAACAGGCCCCTTACTAAATAAACTTACAGCATTTGAAGTATAATATGTTGGACCAATTGGATCATTATTACCATTCCATAATTTCTTAGAACCCTGGTTATTCCATAAGTAAACAATACAATCTGGAGGCATTGGGCCAGAATCCTTATTAGGCGTATCACATGGTGATGTGATTTCACGACCAGTACAGAATACACTGGCACTCGACCATTCTTTTATTTCCTGCTTCTTTCCATCTTCGTCAATACCTGTTGAAGTTATGAGTGCCTTATTATATATAAAATCAGAAATATCATTCAAGCTTAAGAAACTACCATCTGATCCTGTCATCAAAGAAGCAGCTGTGACACTATCTTTTGGATAAGCCTTTCCTGATTCAGTACATCCATTAGAAAGCCAGGCACCCTGTAGACATTCTAAGGTAAATTTACCTGGACCAGATCCTTTCTTATAGCAAGGATCGCTTTCCAAAAACTCGGCAGAAGCCTGTGTAGTAACAAAGGGGCCATCCTTACACATCGTAGATTCTTCCATCATAGTATCAACGAAGCTAAATGGAACTATTATAACAATCGAGGCATTTGTCTGACCAAAGCCAGGAGCCATACGTGTAACAGTTGTTCCATTTACAGTGTCTTTTCCATGTGTTCTAGGCTTTCTTCCAGTCACCTCATCATTAAATACAATACGTCTTAAATCAGAAGTAAATGTGCCTGATCCAGTGCCACCACTGAGGATACCTGAGACATATGGTATTGTCGGATTATCAGGATCTGAATCAGAAGGAGGAGATAATACAAATTTAATTCTAGTAGATTCTCTACCACGAATATTATATATATATGGTTTTGATACATTTAATGGTATAGCTGATGTCGTATCATAACCCTGTTCTTGAATTCTAAGAAGGCCAACACCAGTAATTGACATATTTCCTGATCCTGTTATTACGCCAGGGCTTGTAGATGGATCAACTATAGAATAATTTGTATCGGAGTAGCACTGAGAGCAGCCTGGTAGATCATAGCTTGAATTCTTCTCACAAAGTAATTCTCTCTGTAACTTAAGGCATTCGGCCTTCGTTGAGACCATTTTCTTTGCCGGACAGAAGCCGATAGTAGCCTTGTATTCAGGGAGAAAGTTAGAATATGCGGTTTCTCTGGCATATGCTTTATCATCGGGTAATAATACAAGGCCACCTGTTGCTGGCACGTTATCGCTATTTTTACCTATATCAAGACACATCCCGCAGTTTAGAGAAAACTGTGGATCATCAAAGGCTCCACAATCCATGGTCTTTATAGATTCACACTTGTCAATCATGGCCCATAAATCTCTTCTTTTATCGTCCAAGGGATAATTCTTTTTTTCTCCGTATGTCAATAGCATATTATTGGCAGAATCACCAAGTGATCCTTCTTTCTTATTACTTGTTAATGATATTCCTATATTACCCCATCTCTTCTGTTGCCGTAGAGTGTAATCTTTCTGCTGAGAAGATAAGTCAATGAACCCATCCTTGTATGATGATAGTAATCCTATAAAAAATACTATAATCAATACAGATAATACTAATATTGTTGACCACATGATCACTACTATTTTATCTGATAAATAATCTTTCTTAAAAGACTAAACACATACAATAATTATAATAATTATTAGAAATGATAGTACTAAAAATATATCTATAACTTATAAATTATCTGGGCGAACTAAGCTTGTTGAATCATAATCTCTGGTTACCACTCTAAATATAAACTGGGTCTGCTTACTTAGATTTATGAGTCTACCAGGTATTACCTTAGTTGATCCAGATAACATATTATTTGAAAGGACTAAATTATCAATTGTTCCTCCATATGGAGCAATTGATGTAGATCCAGTGGTTGGGTCTGACATCTGCCCTCTTATAATTATATATCGTGAATATCCAACATTATTAGATCCATCAAGTAATACTGATGTAGCAATATGTCCTCTTTCACCGTCTGATATCTGTGTTGAAACAAGACCATCTGCTATTAATTGACCTGCTGTAAGAGGACGTGAATAAGCTACACCGACTACTATTAGGCCTGATGGATTCTGAAGGTAATTTATCAAGTTTGTAACGGCGGCGGTTGGTGAAACAGATGTTAAGCTTCTAATCTGAATTCTGTCTCCAACAGATATATCATAACGACCAAACCATTTCTTACAATCAATCCATATATATTCGCCTACTCCATCTGAATATGTAGTTCCTGATAAATCCATTGCGTGTGAAAAGTATGTGCGCATTGAAGTATATGAACTTAAGAATATACCACTAATATCTACAGTATCAGATGTCGTATTGATAAGATCTCCACTTGGCTGCTGTAAGCGAATTGTTAATTTATTTAGACTAGCAAGAGGTGTTGGAGCATATATACGCTGACACTTCATATGCTTGGGGATCAATGATGTGAATCCTAATGAGTTTGTATTATCAGTCCAGTTAGAATCATATTGTAAGATTCCAAATGCGTTATCCATTGAATTACTTGTTCCGTAAGTATTTGTATCCAATTCATCAATATTAAGAGTAACAAATGGATATCCATAAATATTCTTTACGAAGTTGCTGTCATAAGAAGTAACACTGTTTGTAATTAGTGAATTATAATCCTGAAGGACCTGAAGATTTTGTTGTGCGGAATTTACTGCTGGAATTGGTTCTATACTTACACCAGCATTTACTGATGTAATAGCTATCGCTTGAGCAGTAATTAAAGCCTGTTGAAAGGTTGGATTTGTGCTTGAAGATAACTTACGAACAACCATATCGGTGACCTCAATTGGTACTACCGCCTTTATGAACTCAATACGCACGATATTCTTGAAACGATTGTCACCCTTTGGCATAAGACTTACACCATTCGCTGAATTTCCAGAAAATAGATTCACTGAGAAATTGAAACGATTGTAATTACTCACTATATCAGAATCCCAATTGCGATCCGCACTGTAAACTGATAAGTTATATTCAGTTTCCTTATAACTCTGTATATTTTCCTGTCTAATTATCATATCCTGCTGTAAGGAACCTCTGTTTGCGACAGTAGGACCAGATCTAGCGATCGTAGGGTTTACATCAGATAACCCTGATTCTCTTTGTCCAGCAACTACTAGATCAAGTGGTCTATCAAACATGACTCTTGGATCAGGACGTTGCTCAGGTTCTTCAAGATATATTGGCTGTTTAGCAGAATTTGAACGTCTTTCAAGTTGATCTTGAACTTGGGCACTAATTTCCATATTACGACGTTTCTTTGCCTCTTCAAAGAGTGACAAGGCGCTCGTAGAATCATCTTCCTTAATTACAACTGGTTGGACATAATCTGGAATAGCTGGTCGGGGTGATTCTAAACTTCTCTGTCTATCAGCTTGTATCTGATCATATCTTTGCGATGTTTCTTGGAATGACGTAGGTGATGCCTTAGAAAGAGAATCCTGGCGTTGAATGTATTCATTAAAATCAGATGCCGTTATAGACAATACCTCCTTATTTAGTGTCTGAACTGGAAGATATGAATTAGCCTGGAATACTTCACTCATATAATGTTCAAGGCCTCTCGCTAATCTAGTAGACTGCTTATCGTCTAACTTCGTAGCTGATTTCTGCTGAAAATTCTGTGCTAACATACCATAAAGCATATTCTCATTTTGTTCACTGAAAAAGGTTCGCTTGTTCTGTTGAATGCGCGGATCCATATCGCTCTACTGATAGTATTAGAAGAGGATATATGGTGATTAGGCGCAAATTATTTATCTTTTCTAGCAAAGATCCCGTTATCTCTGAGTTCTAACATCTTAATGTCCTTTGGAGAGCTGCGACAGAATTCTTTAAAATCATCGCCCTCAATCATTCTTATTAAGAAATACAAGCAATACATTCCACATTCAGTATTACCATATTGAAATCTTCTGGCATTAAATTCTAGTTTCATTTTTGGATCTTGTAATGTAAGTGATCTCATAAAACGAGCAATCTGTGGGGGCGGTTTCATTCCATAAGAATCAAAGTAATATGTCTTGTGACCCGGAATATCTGTAAAACTGGCAATCCAATGACTGCCACTTTTATTGCTAGGATCCAAATTATAGACGAAACCAAGTTGGGTTTTTCCACTTGAGACTAAATCTTTGAGATTTAATTTACAAATTTCATCTTGTAGACACTTATTCTTAGAAAGTGCCTCTGAATCATATGGATCTGGGGCAGAGAAGTCTATAGGATTTGCTCCGTAAAACTTAAACTTGGGATATGTTTCCTCATATTGTTTCATAACTTCTATTATATTGTTGCTGTCAAGCCATTGATCAGGATCTTTTATCCACTCATCAGGCATGGTTGGTCTAAAATAATGTTTAATGATATCTTTCTTTTTCTTAGAATCTAGCGGCGACTTATCTATCCAGCAACGCTCAGACTTACATCTTGTTTTTCTAGAAATCCATGATCTTAGTTGACCACCCTTAATATGAGACGGGGCGTTAAAACTCTTTCCAATATCATTAAGAATATCAGGTGTTACGCAGTGATAATCATGAGTAAATCTCGGGTGGCACACTTTTGGCCCCGGTGGTATTATACTTCTTTTTCTAGTCTTATTATATTCCCTTGGCATTAATTGCCTTCTATTATACAAATCGAAAACGTAATCTAACAATAGATAGAATGACAAGTCAATGTAGTTCAGATAAGAATACACTAACACAGTCACAAAGGTCTCGTGGATACATCAATTCAAGAAATATGAGTGATACATGTTCTCCTGGAAAAAATAAGACACTTCAGACATATCGCATTTATACAATCCTTATACCGATCGTCTTAGGAGTATTTATATTAGAAGCAATGTATATTATTATATTCATTCCCAATACACTTGGATCAGCGAAAACCATCACTGGAGCTTTGGCAAAGGGGGTATTACCAGAAGTAATGAAATCTATACATTAATAGATGGAAATTCCGACTTCTAAAGATTCTATTATGGTTACATTCTTGGGAGGAATTGAAATAGCACTTATCGTTGCTGTTTCATACTGCTTATCAACAATGGTAGGATCTTCAGATAATGGCAATGATCTAGTTAAAACAGTTATACCAGTTACAGGAATTCTCGGTGGAATCGTCTTACTTCACACAGTCCTCTGGTATTTCTATTTTACATATCACCCACTTTCAATGAATATATACGTGCTTGTATCAGGAGCTATGACAATGATATTTTCTCTAGTAGCACTTTCTATCAGTTTAGTGAATCGGAGCTAATTTATAAATGTGTAGAATCTGATGCTGCATTCTTGATTTACCTGTCCAGATGTCATCTTCTGACATCTGAAAAGATATACCATTGATTTTTATAAGTATACGAACGAAATCTCCCGGCTGTATGGATGATTCAGAAAACGTAGTCCGACCATCTGATGTAAAAAAAGTATATACAGATGGATCTGGTGAAAGATATAGTGTTAGTATCTTTGACTTAATCCATATTTGTAAGGGACATTTTACAGACACATTTATCTTAGGGTCATCAAGCCACTTTGATGGATCCGCCTTAAGTTCATTTATAACATGTGTCTGATATTCCTCTAACTTTGACAATAATGATACATGATTCGGTTCTTCCAGAACAAGTTTATTTCTCATTCGATCGATTTCCATTATTTTAAGAGGATGTAAAGAAATAATTAAATTATTAAATTCAAAATCATCTTCTTTATATGTAAATGGTATTATTCTACGATAATGTCCTGACTTAGGTTGACCCCATATTATATTTTGTGTATCAAAACTCGATATTGGAATTGCTAATTCCATCTCCTAATGTTAAGGTGCGTATAAGTCTTAGGCCACGGTAATTAAAGGGGGTCTAAATATATGCGGATGTTTTGAATATAGATGGGCATTGTCTGGAGATGCCAGGATTATAAAATATCAAGACATGCTGTTCATAAACGTCTAGAAAGAATTGCTAACGAAAGAGGTCTACCACTAACTATTACTAGAAAACAGTGGCATCTTGATAGCCGTGTATCAGACGAACAGGCACAATCTGAAGAATTAAGAAAGGATGGTCTACCATATGAGACATCCTTGCTTCACAATGCGTTTTCAGTGGCCCGCATGAGTCTTCAAGACAGACATTATATAAGATCAATTGTGGAATCCCTCGGTGAAAATTCACATGTTCTCAATGGCGATCGTATATTAGTATTATATGAAGCAGATTTATTGAGCACTGAATCAGTTCTCCTAATACAAAGGCTTCTAGAAATGAGATCAGAATCTGAGAATATAAGTGTATGGATGACTGTTCGTGAAACAGTTCCTCACAAGCTGTATGACTGGTTCTTAGATATACCTGTACCTTTATCCGCGCCTCTCTATCATCCATGGTCAGTTGTTGTATGGGATTGGATTCAGACAACACGATCATTAAAGGAGCATGATATACAACATATAGAATCTATAAGAAATACTATATACACATTATTACAAAGAAATATAAGATGGTTTGATATTCATCAGATCATCTTGGAACTTGTTCTAGAAAATTATAGAGAACTTGGACCTACGTTAACAAATAAAATACTAGAGACTCTCGCTAATTCTCCTAACACGGCACCTGGTCATACCCTGACATCATATAGAATACCAATATCATGGGAAAACTTTTTTGTTTGCTTGTATGATATTCTTGTTAATACCAAGTAAATTTAACAAGCATTATTAAGTATGATTCCGGTATTCTTAAAATTACCTTTTTTAGACATGGCCTCTTTAATATGGGCGATGCCTGAAGAACAATGGATTGACGATACACCAATAAAGGATGATATTGATCTTATAACACAAGAAGCAAAAGATAGTTCCATGATCGACAAGGTAAATTTCCGTAAAGAAGTTCTTGACATGTGGCATTCAAATAAAAAACAAGTTGAACTAAGAGTCCGTGAATTACCTGGTCGCACCCGCCTTGTATTCTTAGGAACAAATGATCAATTTAATAAAATCCCTTGGACACTATGGTCACGCATCTTTCAGGCGATTGGTCATCCAATTGGCCGAATTCTATTTTATGCTAACCCATCTGAACGATTCTTCTCAAAATCTGGTGAAGACTTTGGACCAGAAAATGTGAATGGTGGATATACGAATATATGTTCTCAAGAACGCATTGTTATTTACAGATTTGAAGAAGCTACCCGTGTTCTTTTACATGAATTATTACACACAGCATGCTTTGATAAGGAAAAGGGTGTAGAGGATCTCGAGGCTAATACAGAAGCATGGACGGAAGTTTTTCTATGTGGCATTTTATCGAAGGGCCATAGAAATACATTTAGTAGACTCTGGTTAAAACAATGTCAATGGATCCATGCGCAATGTGATTTCCTCAGTAAGAACAAAATAGTGAATGGACCACAAGATTATGCCTGGAGATATATAACTGGAAAGAGGGATATATTATATGGCCTAGGATTTCTTAAGAGTTGTCCTGGAATGCCTTCAGCTATATTAACACCAAGGTTTACAACGCCCGAATGGAATATATAAGATAATTTTATATCTAATAATTATATAATGAACAATGGTGAAAATATAATCTATACGACTCCATATAATATTTTAAAAGATAATTTCTTGACAAAAAATGCCTCAAAAAGAAATAATACTACAGTAAAAATGTCTACGAATATCTTAACAAGAGGAAAAAGACATCCTCTTGTAAAAACTTGGATAAAAGAACGACTTAATAAGAATGAAAGGCCGTATAATTTTCTTACTAGGAAACAAAATGTATGGAGTTACAAGAGGCATTCTAATTTTTTTAATTCAAGAATTAATTTAAGTAAATATAAGAATGTAATTGGATCAGGTGGATATGGTATGATAGTATCGTCTAATACTGGATCAAATGTAACAAAGTTGTTTTATAAAGAGGATACCTGTGGAGAAATGAGTAAAGAATATATTTATTTTATAACAGCATTTAATGCCTTAGAAGATAATCCATTTCCACAGGTTAATATTCCTGAACCAAAAAAGTTAGATAACAGAAAAATTACATTTAGAAATAGATCCTTTCAATGTGGAATAGAAATGAAAAGAGTTCTACCTCTAGAAATTATGAGTAAATATAATAATGGAATAACGCATGTAATTTTAAAAGAAGACTACAAAGAGTCATTAAACAAGGAGCGAGCACGGGATGATAATACAAGTATAAGCAATACAAACCCTTCGCGTGGATTTTTTGCTACTGGATCTTATATTGAAAGTGAAATACTTCCTAAATTAGATAACTTAGTATTAGGATCAATTCGCAATATAAATGATATAGCATACAGAATGGGAATAGCATATGCTACTATGTTTATTCATGCTGAAATTTTTCCATATGATGTAGAATATTGCTTAGGAATTATAGATGGATTACTTAATTTAATAATCATTGACTTTGGTATGTGTGAATTTATTGATTATAACTTGCCTTTTGAAGCAATATGTAAAAAATTACTGGATGGAAATGGAAAAGCAGTTGGCGCATCATATGATATTTACTTCCCATCGAAGAATGATATTACATTTCCCAGTTTTATTAGTGGTATAGAATATATTAAATCTAATCTTAATAATGAGAAAAAAATACATCTTATAGATTCTGTCATAAATGCCTGGGAATAAACCATTAAAATTGATCATAATCTTCTTTATACAATCGCAAAGTAAAAATATGGGCGTTCGTGGTGCGTGGACAACTTTTAGAAAATTATTTAAATTAATTGACCCATTAGAGTTTGAATCAAAGCGAATAGGAATCGATATGTTTAGTCTTGTCTACACACATCGAACTAACTTGGATGAATTACTAGAACTATTGAAATCATGGTCTTCAATCGGCCATATTTTGACATGTGTATGGGACGGATCTGCTCCAAAGGATAAGCAACCAGTAATAGAACAGAGGCGATCAGTTCGTGAATCTGCCATTGATTCTAAGACAGATTTACAGACATATTTAGAAACATTTGAAGAAGAATTAAGTGATGATGATATTAAAAATATTAAAAATGCTATATCATGTTTATCATGGCAAGGATGGCATTTAACTGGATCTCTGAAAAGAGATATTCAAGCAAAACTTGGAGATACTATTAAACACGTATATGCTCCAGGAGAGGCTGATGATATATTAATAAATATGGCTAGCAATAAGGAAATTGATGTAATTATGAGTCTTGATTCAGATTTACTTGCGATGGGAGGAGAACATATTTGGCGACTTATTAATATTCGCAAGAAATGGATTATCGAAGATATATACGTAGAAGATATATGTAATAAAAATGAAATTACATTATCAATGTTACAAGACATTTGTTTCCTAGCAGGATGGGATAGATGTCATCTGACTGGATCAAGTTATATGCCATTTGATGTAGCAATGAATCGAATAAAGTATTATGGATCTTTGGCAACTGTTTTAGAAAAGTTTCCAACAAATGATCCAGAAGAACATGAAGCACTTCTTAGATTAAAACAGATTAAACGGGAATCGAAGGAAAGATGGCTTGCGATTTTAAAGGATCGTTAAATTTCTATAAAATATAGATTTTTTGTATGTGTTAGACATCTACAAAAAAATACGACTCGAGAGGGGGTTGAACCCTCGACTTTCCGGTTAACAGCCGAATGCTCTAACCAACTGAGCTATCAAGTCTAAGAGATGCTTTCGCATCTGTCTCCAGAACCGGAATCGAACCAGTGACTTGAGGAGAATTGTTATTTAGCAATATAGCTACAATCCTCCGCTCTACCAACTGAGCTATCTGGAGTAAAGGCTTCTAAGGCGTATTATATTTTGATCAGCTATTTGGCTTTTTATTTCGCTTATCCTAAAAGCGGATTTTTAAGTTTTACGATTTTTTGTATTTTGACCACTTTTTTCTAAAAGTGCTTACGCCGTGGGCGCAGCCTTGAGGTAGTGGCGGTTAAGATACTTCTGGAGGTTGAAGTATGTTAGGACATCCTCGGCCTTGACGCCAAGGAGGGCCATTAGCTTGGCATCAGGCTTGATCGTGTGCTTGTCCTTGAGGTTCTTCTCGCGAACGTAGGCCGTGATCGCCTTCGTGACGTTTGAGCGAGACTCCTTTGAGCCAGCGGGGCGGGCAAGGAATGAGCAAAGCTCGTTTGAGAGGCCCGTGGGGATCTCAAAGATTGAGGGCTTGCGAGGCTTGACCTCCTCACCCTCAACGGGCTTCTTGACGCGGCGGCGGCGCTTGTCGGCCTCCTTCTGAAGGCGAGCGACACGCTTCTCAACGCGCTTAAGCTCCGCAACAAGGGCGCCAACCGTCTCACGGACCGTGTTAGCCTGCGTGAGCATGGCCTTAACGTCATCCTGGACAGATGAAACGGCGGCATCAGCGGCCTCAACGGGGGCCGCCGTTACAGAGGCAACGACAGGGGCCGCAACGACAGGGGCCGCAACGACAGGCGCAGGGGCCGCTGCCTTCTTGGCCTTAACGGCCTTGGGGGCCTCAACAACTGGGGCAACAACAACTGGCGCCTCAACAACTGGGGCAACGACCTTCTTAGAAACTGAAGCCTTCGTCTTTGGGGCAGGGGCAGAGCTCATTATAACTGATGCCGTGGAACTATTCATGGCTGGAATACGCATTGTAAGCATGTGATCACATTCAATTTTTGGACCATGTTTCATTTTTTGGCCGGGTAAAAAATTTTAGGGCATCTTCGTCATATAATGAGCATTTTATTTTGGGGACTTAAGAGTTTCTTTTTATCTCGTAAATTTCTCTTTCCGTCCTGTCAGCAGAGATGTCAACTCCCAAGCCACTATGTATGAATGTTAAGAGTCGTAAATTAATTAATCAAAGATGTACATACGTAGCGACTAAGGGTGACTTTTGTTCCAGACATTATAAAAATCCAATTAAATATACGATTCCAAATATTACACGATCAATTACAACAATGGTAAGGAAAATACAATCATTTTGGAGATTAAAGAATGGCCTTAAACTTTCTAAAGAAAGATCACCTGCGTTTTTTGTAAGATCACTTTGTCATAATGATACTGAAATTGCATCATTCGATCCAATCGATACAATTCCACGTGATTATTTTTTTGTTATTCAAGAAGGAATTAGATTCTGGGGATTTGATCTACGAACTCTAATTATACAATATGAGACTGAAGGAAAACTTGACAATCCTTATACAAAAGAATTATGCCCTCATAATATAATTGAAGCATTCCAGAAACGTGTTGAGAAACTAAGACGTCTTAAGAAACCTCTTCATTATTTATCTTCTACTAATCTTACACCGGTTCAGAACTGGAATTTAAGAGTTCTTGATATGTGCCTGCGGCTTGATATGCTTGGTTATAGAATTGCTACTCAGTGGTTTACAGATCTAGATCTTTCTAGGCAGAAGGATCTATATGCGGCATTATATACAACATGGGGAAATACTAGTATTACAGATGAACATAGAGAATTAATTGTTCCAGGATATTCTGACAAAGCTCTTCCTCTTTTCAAGTGGAAGAATAACTTTATAAAGAATGATATGGATAGTATAAGAAGAACTAATCTAAATATAATGGAACGTCTGATCTCATCAGCTATACAGCAATCAGATAAGACGCTTGGTGCTATGTATTGTGTAATGGCCTTAACAAATGTGTCATATAGATGTAGACAGGCGTATCCTTGGTTAGATTGAAACCCGTGATATAGAATTATACATAGCATTAATTGTATTTCCATCTGTTAACGATACCGATACCGCATTTGATCCACTTGGTGGGTTACCAGTATTTGTTAATAATGTGCCAGATGATGATGCTACTAATAAAACAGCGGAATAGGGTTCTAATTGCCAGAATGTTCCTTCTGCGATATAGTCTGGGAATGGTGTGTTTGGCACTTGGAATACATATCCAGAATATAATGCCTTACCCTTTGTCCAGCGGAAATTTGACAAATATCCTGTGAATCCATTTGTAAATGATGTCCCAGCATACGCCGCTCCAAGGATCGTTCGTGAATTAAAGTATGTTGTAACTGTAGCACCAGAAGCAGGAATATTTGAGCTAATACCTATATTATTTATTAAACTGCCATTTATATATGAATTTATCATATTATCTTTTCTTTCAATGGCAATGTGATACCATGTATCTAAATACAAATCACCAAATGACTGCGGTGTATATGTAGAAACCTGAAGATTAAATGTATACTTTCCAGATGAGACATACTTAACCTTTCCAATCATTCTGTAGGTATCAACTGAGGCATCGTTACCAATATAGAATATAGTCTGATCTTGAGTAAGATTTGACGGTGTCGCTAGTCTTATAAAGAATTCAATTGTGAAATTACTTGAACCGTTATATGTAGAATTTTCAATGACATTACCACTTGCGTCATTAAATCTTGAATCAATTGATAATTGAGCAAATGCATTGCCATTGAAGAATAAGGCATTAAGAGTTCCGATATCAGGTGGGGTAATTTGTGGAATAAATTGATCTTGAACTGAAACTTGTGGTCTATTATTATTATACGAATTTAGGATTGTGCTACATGTGCTGGGATTTAGTAAAATAATGCCGGGGGGTGCTGTAGAGTAATCTGCTTCTCCACATAGAATAGCACCTGCCCTTGAACTAGAGAGAGCTTCATTCTGAGATAAATTATTAGAAGAAGCAAACCCATTTATAAATGAATGATCATCTGGGCATTCATTTGAGACAACTGGATTTACAACTAGTTGCCCTTTGTAGTATGGCGGAACGTTTAATCTAGAATTTCCAGAATAAGCAGCGATTTGTTGACGTTTGAATGTTATTAAAGAAGCATCTACTGTTTTATTCCTTGATAAATATATATTGGCAGCCTCATTAAGCATTCGTGTGCGTTGAGACGAATCCATTCTTATAATAACCTTTATTTTACCTCTGACACATGATTTTTCGAGCGGCATCAAAAATTGAATGCGTAAGTTGCGTTATATGTAAGTATACCCGGAAATGAGTGTTCTACCTTCTCAGTTTGATGCTTCTAAGCTTACCTTTGGCGAGATCAAGACCCTACAGAGTGGCGCAAAGTCAGTTAACATGAGTTATGCTGGCGGCCCGCTGATTCTTCAGATCAGCAATGTTGACCTACCTTATGGTCTAAATGCGGATGATAAGTTTGGCCCTGTCAAGTATTCAGTAAATCTTTCACTTAATGGCTTTGACACGAAGCCAAAGACGAAGGAGATCTTTGATGTCCTGGAGGCCGTTGATGATCGTGTTACGAAGGAGTGCGTTGACAAGAATTGGCTTCGTAAGCCTGGTATGACGCAGCAGATTCTCAAGCAGATGAAGCTTTACAAGCAGACTGTAAAGTTCAGTGAGGATGCTAATACTGGTGCGCGTAAGCCTTATCCTCCCACGGTTAAGGTCTCGCTCCGTCAGCGTAACTCCAAGTTCGAGACGACGTTCTATGATACGGACAAGAAGGAGATCAAGGATGTCCCAATCGAGGATATGATTGTTAAGCGTATGACGGTTAGTGCGCTAGTTGAGTGTACTGGTGTTTGGGTCTCGTCAGTTGGATGTGGTCTATCATGGAAGCTCACGCAGATGAAGATTGTCTCTCGCCCTGACGGTCTCCGTGGGTATGGTTTCCAGGATGAGGAGGATTCTTCAGCCGCAGCTCCTGCCCGCGCTTCAGCGCCTGCGCCAAAGACGTCGTTTGCGGCAGCGTTTG